CCACTGTTATGACCGTAGTGCTCTTTTCAAAATGTTCATTAACAACAGGAAGTTTATCTACATTTTCTCTTTCCACAGAAAATCCTACACCTGTGCCACACATTAAAATATACATACACTCATCAAAAGAACGAGGACTATCTACAGGTATATAACTACAATTATATCCTGCTACATGGCATCTATCTAATGCTACTCCTGATGTCATCAATGCCCTCATACTAGGCATGACATCTAGTGATAAAATAGAGTTGTCTAATTTTTCTCGCAAGGCTTTCGTCAAAGTATAATTATGCTTTATTTTTAAATGATTATCCATGTAATCAAAATATCTTTCTACAGTTTCATCCCATGTTTCTCTGCGTTGTTCTTCTTCTTTCCATCTTGCATACCTAGAAAGAGCAATAAAATTTTGGTAATCTGTTGGTAAATAGTTATTCATTTTTGTTCTCCTGTATTGTTCTTATGCTTTTTGCTTTTACTCCCTCTATGTCGTAAAGAAATTCGCATATACTATCTTCTAATTCCTCTCCTACATTACCATCTGCAGGAATAGGATACTCTTCTTCATCTATTTCAAATGTTATTATCATTTTAACTTTTATCATCACTTACAACATCTATTAACTCATTAAGATACCATTGTGCTTTTTTTAAATCTTCTACACCATTCTTGTATCTGTATCTCCACAAATACTTCATAATGTTACCTTGCAAATAATACTCAAATCCATCATCTGTCATGGCTTTAATAGCCTCTATGGTTTCTATACCCGATTTATTATAATGAGGTGGGTGGTTAACCATGTCACTTTTCTTTTTTCCCGATAAATACTTTATAGTTTTATCATTAGCTTTTTCTTCTATTTCTCTTATTTTTCTACTCATCATATTAAACCTTTCTCTTATCATTTGCCTATACTTCATTTTTATTTGCTCTAAAGTCTATTTCTATTACATTATCATTAATTGATGCAACTCTATCTTCTTTATTTTTTAAAGGCATATGTATGTCGGCTTGTTTTTGCAACATACTTCTATATCTAGGATTCAGTTCCATAACAGGCACAGAGGCACTAACTAATCTTGTAAAGTCCATCATGGCAAAATAGTCCTCATCATCTAATGTATTGTTTGATGAAGTTACAATATTGACTGTGACTTCTCCAGTCCATTTATCATCATCATTTACGTGAGGTTTTATAACTAATAAAAAATCATTTCTATTTGTATATTTTTCTAATTCATCTTTCATATATTATTCTCCTA